ATCGATGATCCAGAAGGTGAAATTGCATTGTGTATCCTTAGTGCTATTAACGTAGGTACAATCAAGTCATTAGATGACTTAGAAGAACTATGCGAATTAGCAGTAAGAGCATTAGAAGAAATTATTGATTACCAACGCTATCCAATCAAGGCAGCAGAAATTAGCACAAAAGCAAGACGTAGTTTAGGTGTAGGTTATATTGGACTAGCACACTTCTTAGCAAAGAACAAAGTAAACTATGCAAACAAAGAAGCGTGGCAATTAGTACATGATTTATCTGAAGCATTTCAATATTATCTACTCAAAGCCAGCAACAAATTAGCGCAGGAGCGAGGTGCTTGCGACTACTTTGACCGTACTAAATACAGTGACGGTATTCTTCCAATTGATACCTATAAGACGGATGTCGACGCAATTGTGGAGAACAAGTTAAACTATGATTGGGCATCTCTTAGGAAAGACATATTGGAATTCGGACTTAGGCACAGCACTTTGTCCGCACAAATGCCTTCGGAGAGCAGTTCCGTTGTGTCGAACGCAACTAACGGAATTGAACCACCTAGAGGCTACCTGTCCGTTAAGAAGTCAAAGAAAGGGCCTCTTAAGCAGATTGTTCCACAATATACTTCGTTAAAGCAATACTACACACTGTTATGGGAAATGCCAAGCAATGAAGGGTATATCAACACTGTAGCGGTTATGCAAAAGTTCTTTGATCAAGCAATTAGTGGCAACTGGTCATATAATCCAACACAATACCCAGACAATGAAGTTCCTATGAGTGTTATGATTCAAGACTTACTAATGACATATAAACTAGGTTGGAAAACTTCTTACTATCAAAACACATATGATTACAAAGAAGATCCAAGCGACATGGACGAACCAGCACATTCAATAGGCTGGCATGACAATCAGCCAGAAGTGCAACCTGCAACATTGGCAACAGATGAAGACGATGAATTTTGCGAAGCATGTGCAATTTAAACTTGACAAACGGGCCAGATCCAATTATAATTTAGAAACACAAAGAGGACACACAATGAGTAAAACAGTATTTAATAGAGAAAAAGTAGACTTTACCAAAGAGCATATGTTTTTTGGTGCAGAACAAAACACACAGCGATACGATGTATTCAAGTTTCCTGTGTTTGATAAACTAAATCAAACAATGCTGGGTTACTTTTGGCGTCCAGAAGAAGTAAGTTTACAAAAAGATCGTTCTGATTATGCAAACTTCCGTCCAGAGCAGAAACATATTTTTACTGCTAATCTAAAGTATCAAACATTACTAGATAGTGTACAAGGGCGTGGCCCGTGTTTAGCATTTTTGCCACACGTATCTATTCCTGAACTTGAAGGTTCTATTGTTACTTGGGACTTTTTTGAAACAATTCACTCACGTTCTTATACACACATTATGAAAAATATATATGCAGATCCAAGTGAAGTTTTTGATACAATTCTAGACGACGAGAGAATTATTGAACGTGCCGTTAGCGTTACAAAAAACTACGATGCATTCAATGATGCGGCAGACAATTGGTTCCATCATGGTAAAGGTTCACTTCGTGATGTGAAAAAGAAACTATACCTAGCAATGATGAATGTTAATATTCTTGAAGGCTTGCGTTTTTACGTAAGTTTTGCGTGTACGTTTGCATTTGGCGAATTGAAAATGATGGAAGGCTCAGCAAAGATTATTAGTCTTATTGCTCGCGATGAAGCACAACACCTAGCATTAAGCACACACATTTTAAAGTTGTGGGCACAAGGCAAAGACGATCCAGAAATGGTTAATATTGCAAAAGAGTGCGAAGAAGAAGTTTATAACATGTGGCGTGCTAGTGTTGAAGAAGAAAAATCATGGGCAGAGTATCTATTTAAAGACGGATCAATGATAGGCTTAAACACAACATTGTTGAATCAATATGTTGAATACATTGCCAACCGTAGGCTGAAGGCATTAGGATTTAATGCTATCTTTGATCAGCCAGTAAACACAAATCCGCTACCTTGGACACAGCATTGGCTATCTAGCTCAGGATTGCAAGTTGCTCCACAAGAAACAGAAGTTGAAAGTTATGTTATTGGTGGCATCAAACAAGATGTAGACAAGGACTCACTAAAAGGATTCAGTTTATGATAACCATATGGGGCAAACCTGCATGTCCAAGTTGTACACAAGCAAAAGCCTTGTGCGAACAAAGGCAATATGCGTTTGAATACAAAGAGCTTGGTAAAGACTTTGACAGAGATCAAGTATTAGAGGCATTTCCAAACGCAAGAACATTTCCTCAAATCACAGTCAGCGGCAAATCTGTTGGGGGCTACGAACAATTTGTAAAATATATTGAAGATACTAACTATACAGGAACAGGACACACTTTATGATTATTGAAACACCTTATAAAATGCATGACACAGTTACTATTAGAACAAACGCAGGTGAAGAAATTGTAGGTCGTTTTGTAGAAGAAAACGATAATACTATCACAGTAACAAAACCATTAGCTCTACAAGCTACACAAGAAGGTATTGGGTTAGGTCCATTTGCCTTCACTGTTGATCCTAAAGGTAAAATACCATTGAATAAAAGTGGTATTTTGTTTGTAAGTAAAACAGAAGAGAGTATGGCAAAGCAATACGTAGCAAGCACTAGCGGAATTCAAATGGTGTAATATGCCGTTAGTAGCTTTAAAAGATGGTAATAGTAATGTAAGTTGTACCGATGGTGCAAAAGGAACTGCATGTGCATTTGATGAATTTGGAACAGCTATTAGGTGGAACTGGGATACAGATACAACACAATCAAGCAATGCTGGTAGCGGTAATGTTTTTGCAAATAATATTGGAGTAGTTCGTAAAACCGATGTTATGGCAAGTCATCCACACGGAGATCCTTGTGTAGCTTCGGCTACAAATCACTCGCCGCCCTTAGATACCTATTCGCCTAATGTCTACGCAAATAACTTAGAAATTGGGCGTATAGGCGATCACTACGATGGTGACGGCACAAGCCAAACACATCAAATTTCATCTGGGTCAACTAATGTCTACGCTAATGGTGCATAATGACAGAACTTCACGAAGAGTTTATGACTCTTTTCCAAACATACATTAAAGAAACTGAAGATTTTGAAAAGTACGGCAAGAAGATTGCAGCACAACGAGCTCGCATGGCCTTACAAGATATGAGCAAACTCATAGTGGCAAGAAGAAAAGAATTACAACAACAAAAATTAGATACATGAATGATAATTATTTAGAACAGTTAGGACACAAAGCAACTACCTATTTTAATGCAAGAAAGGTAGCTATTGAATATTCAAAAAAGTGGGATCTATCAGGAGATCAAACAGCAGACTTGGTTATAATTAGTCAAGTATGGGCTGCTGATCTGTATGGAGAATCAATAAACGAAGATGATATTGCAATGAGATTAGGTGTACAAGAGTATTCAGACCCAAAAGCAAAACAATTGTTTCTAGAAGATGATATGAAAAATCTACAACTTGTTGAACTTTTTGAAAGGTATATAAATGATTCATAAAAGATTTGGAGTAAGTGAAATTTTTGTTTGTGAAAGCACTGCTAATTGTGCAATAAGTAATCCGCAAAAAGACAACTGGGAAGAAATGGAAGACTTTATTGATAAAGGAAATTACATTCCTAAATATGTTTTTGCGTTTGCTACAAACGAATTTGCAATTCACTTACAGCATAAGTTTAATTTAGATTTACGTACTAGAGATGGACATTTTGTTTTGCAAGATTTTCAATGATGTTAGCGCTCTAATATTATAAAGATGTAAATACAATATGACCGTTAATGAGCACAAAGAAGCATATAGATTATTTTGGATGGTCAAAGGACATATTGCCGAAAGTGATGATACTGCAAAGTTATCAGCAGATAGTTACTTTAAAAGACTTTGGGTAGACGGGTGCAATGGGGCTCCGTTATATGATTATGAAGAAGGTTTTGAAGATGCATATAATAGGAGATTTCACAATGGCACAAACCGGACTACCATCACTAAGCGATGATGATTTACTTTGCTTAGAGAAAATAATTGCAAAACAATTTGCACGAGAATGTGAATATGCCAAAACATTTGACACTAAAAATGGTTGGGGCTCAAACCAAAAATCAAATCAATTACTAAGAATAATGAACGCTGTAAAAACCACACGTTCGTCAAAAAGAATAAAAGAACAACGCTGGTAAATTAATAGTTGACATGCTTTTAAAAGCATGTTATAAATAATATGTTGACGTTGAAGCAACGTAGACACATACTGGACCGCGGGGCAGTACCGCGCTGCTCCACCATAGATACACTATTAACAAAACAGCCGTGGCTGGCTCGCTAGACTACCCCGGGTTCTTAGTTCGTTAGGGAAAAAAGCTATAGTGTATCTTTGCTGGGGCAGAACTAGGATCGACAGGTGTGAAAGTGAAGTGGAGTTAACCGGATGACTGCGTTATTGGTCAACATACACAATTGCAAATGACAATCGTGCGCCAGCAATGGCAATTGCAGCCTAATTAGGTATGCGGGGTATGGGTTCCACCTAGCAACAGAACGGACCCATTTACAACGAAAGATACTATGCAACACAATACACACGGTTTTGAAGTAGAAGTAAATGAACATGATGTAGTAGATAAAGTCTACTCAGATATTACACCTCGTATAGAACAAAGCGAATGGGTGATAAAATTAAAAAATCAAGCAGGCGAAGAATGGAAGACTAGATGTACCGAGCATTATGCTTGGAAGGCAGCTGAGTACATTTTAGAAATGGAAAAAAAAGTTAAAGAACTACAAGAGGAAATAAATGAAATACGTAATTGATATCGACGGAACTATTTGTAAAGAAGTAATCATACCTGACAGTGGTGGCAAGAAGGATTATGCAAATCATATTCCAATGCCAGAACGCATTGCACGAGTAAATGCATTATACGATGCAGGACACACAATCAAATACATGACAGCAAGAGGTTGTGTTAGTGGCGTTGACTATTACGACCTAACCAAGAACCAATTAGATGGTTGGGGTGCAAAGTATCATGAACTCAGCGTAGGCAAAAAAGAAAACTATGATGTATGGATTGACGACAAAGCATTTTGGAGTGAAAACTTCTTCCGTGAAACAGGAGAGACTTATGAGTGATTACACATGTGACAACTGGGTAGTTATCAAGATGAAAGGCGATGATCCTCACTATCGTCTTCTTGTTGGAACATCAGGCGGTTACTTAGATGG